GAGAGGAAAGAGGAGAGAAGGTCCCCCGTGCGATGTACTTACATACTCGTTATACTTTTTCGCCCCCCCCCATAACATCTATATAGTCTTTAGTTATAGTTTCTAACTCCTCTTGTAAGTCTGCTAGTTGTTTCTTTAGTAGTAGCTCGTTTAGTTCTACTCCTTGCAGTCCTTGTTGCATTGTCTTAATTAAAGATTGTTGCATCTTAATTAGTTGCTCTTGCTTGTCTATTATTCTTTTTGCTTCATCGAATAAGTCTAGTAGTTCGCTTGTCATTCTTCTTCGTTTAGATGTTTTATTTTATTATTAGTTTCTGCTAACCTTTTGTCTAACTCAATAGTTAGTTCTTCAACAGACTTTTTATTATTTATTATTGAATCTAATGTATATATGTCTATCATATTCATTAAGTCCGAAAGTATTATACCAGTACCATCTGATTTATATAGTACGGTAGTATCTAATAGTCGATGTAGTATTTTATCTTTAGTAATCTCTTTTATTTTATCTATCATTGTTCTCTATTGTTTAGTTTATCTAGTTCAAAGTTAAGATGATTGATTGCTTTCTGTATGCAATCGTATGGGCTGTCGTGCTTGTAACTACTTCTAAGTAGATAGGTTACTGCTGTGCCTATGTTATAACTTAAATCCCAGTCCTCACATACTTTCCTAGCTTCATAGCCATAAGTACTACCAACATAGTAGTTTGGTATAGGATTGCTATTTAAGTCTTGTATAACTTCTTTAGCCTCATCTATATTCCTTGTATAGTCGTAATAATATTTACTCTTTGCCATTTCTTTTACGTTTTGCTTTTGCCCACGCTGTTTTCTGATTATGATGTGGTAGACATAAAGTCATTAGGTTATCTTGATTCAGTCTATCTCCACCATCTTTAATCTCTATAATGTGGTCAATGATTATCTTATCTTTATAATTTACTTTGCCTTCTTCTGTACACCATCTACAATGTGGTTCTCGTTCTATGTGCCACTTCCTAAGGTTTCTCCAAGCTCTACTATTATAGAAATCATAGTTCTCAGACTTATGCTTCTCAGTAAAGCCAGTAGTCTTTTTGCTACTTGCTATCCATTTCTTTTTTTTCCCTTTGGTAGATTAGGCATTAATTTAAAAATTCTATATCATTGTCATCGTATTCTGGTAGCTTATACTCAATTGATATTATTGGAGGTATACCGTTATTGTTCAGCCAATCATCTAGGTTATCTATTAAATTATCTACTGCTCTATCTTTAGCATCGTCTAATAGTTCTGTATCGTCTAACTTAATCTCTATGCTAACACTCGCAATTATCTTCATTTCTTTTATTTTCTTCTGCTATAAAGCCTACTATAAAATAGTGTATAAATATTACAACAAATATAGGTAAACAGCTCAATAGTATTATTAAGGCTATTAATGTTCTAAAAATACTTTTCCCTATCTTCATCATCCCAAAATCGTTTGTAGGTTTTAGCATTGTATCTATTAGCGTTATCTTCTAGTCTTTGTTCTTCTAATCTGTAATCTTCTCTATATCCAAACATTAATTGAAATCCTATGTCTGTTGTTATCTTTTTAGGCAATACTAACTCTAGTCCGTTCTTCGTTCTTTTATAAATCTCTTGGTGTCTGGTTGCCCTATTAGACTTCAAGAGTTGATTTGTATTTATTTATTATCCTTTCCATCTGTGACTCATACCATATTGGAAAGTCGTATGCTTGTTCGCTTTGCTCCCATACTCTATACAATACAGCTCTTAATCTTTGTGAAGCTGTTTTAGTCTTACCTACTTCAAAGTCTGTAGTAAACTTTTCAACTTCATCTTGCTCAGCCTTGCTTATATCGTCTGAGCTTATTAGAACCATTCCAGGAGATTTACGTAAGCTAAAAACTCTCATCATTGTTTCTTCTGGTAGCTCTTGAGTATGTATGTTAATACTAAGAGTTCCGTCTGCTAGAGTGCTTACTTTGTTTACTCCTCCCTCGAATATTACTGTCTTTTTCATCTTTGTAAATATATAAAATAGATTCAATTATCCAATCTTCGAAGTTTAAAGTTTTAAACAACCGATTGTTAATCCAGCTCTCTAATCTTTTGTTTATACCTTTCGATTGCTTCTTCATAATCAGTTCTTGTTAATTTTACTACTATATGCATTCTACTTTCTAACTCGTCTACTGTACCCTTACCCCATTTATTTTCTACTCCTCTAGCTGCTAAGAGCTGATTCCCATTAAGAAAAGTATTACAATACGAACACTGGCTATTAACATTTTTCTCATCATATCTTATGCTAAGGTAACGTCTAGAAAATAGATGACCAGCGTGAGTACTACCTCCAAAAGCTGGATATTCTTTACCACAACTAATACACTTGCAATTACCTTTATAATCGCTATCACGCTTTCTAATGTACTCGCTAAATACTTTGTCTAGCTTTTTCTTTAGTTTACTTATTGTTATGGGCATTAAAATAGTTCAGTCTGAATTGTTGGTTTATAACTTGAATCGTATCTTTTATTTTGTCCTTTTGGGTAACTTAATACTTGATATTTTAAAGATTGCTTAAATAACCTTTTATCTTTTTTACTTCCCAAAAAGTAAATGTATCTATGTTTAGAACTTCTAAAAATTCTATTCAATTTGTAATCTATTGTCTTATCATAGTGTCTGCTATGCTTTCCATTTTCTTTTCCTATGTCTGTTCTCTCTTTTGTTTTACCAGTATAAATCCAGTTAGTAGCTTGATATATGTAACCGTTATGGTTCATAGAAGTATCTGCATAACTAACTAGAATCATTTTTGGGAGCATCTTTAAGCATTGACTTACAAAGAAAGAAAGTGTATTTTTTGGTAAATTATCATTTACGCATAGTCTATTTAATTCGTAAACAAATTGAGTATTTTCTTTACCACATACTCCTATACATAAAGGATTTGAAGCTGGTTTACCTATTGTTAAAATACCTATTAATATTTTATTATCAAATAAACCAAATGAAAAAGAAATACTACATTGTCTTTTGGCATAATGTTTATTTAATAGCCAATCTTTACAGACTTCTGATTTTATTGATTTGACTTTATAATTCACTTTTTCCTATTTTTTTTATCTCTCTTTTATCTATTACCTTGCTAAAAGACTCTACTCTCTTTTTATAGACTTCATATTGGTCTATTTGATTAGTCTGTCTTTTAAGTGCTTTTGACATCTTGTAACTTCTAAGAGCTTCATTCCACGTTGGAACATTAACAAAGTGTGGTCCGTCATTCTCTCTTATGTGTTTATTTAAGGCAAATCTAACCTCATCTAATTCCATTGAGCCATAGTTGGTAGCCAAGTCATTACAAAATAAGTTAGTCATCTGTACTATTATCTCAGCTTCTGGAGCTTGTCCTAGCTGAACATAAAGAGTAGATATAACGTCATAGCATTGTCTCTTAAGTTCTTTAATGTCGTTTGCGTATAGATACCAAACTTGATTAGTCTTATTTTTTGTCATCTTTAGTTTGTTGTATGTGTTTCCACCCAGTTATCAAATAATGTGCATCCCAAGTTATTCTGTTACGATATTTGTTATCAGTCTTATATATCTTAAACATATTTTTTACTGTAACGTCTTTGCGCTCTTTTATATCTAAATAATCAATCATTGACTTGCTTTTTTACTTCTATTAATACTTCCATAAGGCTGTCATATATGAGTTCTAATTCCTTACTACCCTCTGTCCATTGTGTTATCTCTCTCTCATATTGTGCTGATACTTTTAAAAGTCTATTAAACTTTAATTTTACTTTTTTAGAATGTGAGCCTTTTAAATTGTATAGTTGCTCGTTAAAGCATCTAAACATAGCTATCAATAAAAGTAAGTCTGTTGTGTGTTCTTTAGTCATTGTGTTCTTTGTTTATCATTTCTAGTCCTTTATGATAGTTGCTTAATATCTTTTGGACTTTAGTTTGTTTTTCTGTTTTAAGCTCAAACAATCCCTTCCATCCATTTTCTATAGACTGCTGGATAATTTGCGCCTGGTGTTCTTTGTTGTTGTTGGAGATTCTTAATAGCTTAGAAATAGCAGCAGATTCTCCTAGTGGTTTGTAGGTAGTTCTAAACTGCTCTTTCCTAAATTCTTTCCATAAATTCCAAGCATCTGAATTTAATTCAAAAGGATAATCCCTCTCTGTTTTAGTATTATTAGTATTTAGTTTATTTAAGTATTTAGTATTATTAGTATTTAGTAGTGGTCGATTTTCAACATCTAGAATTTCTAAATCTTGATTTTCTACTTCTTGAAAATCGGTATGTGGTTTCTCAAAGACTATATAATCCCAAGAAACTATCTTACCTTTTTTACGTTTTTGCTCTCGTTTCATATAGCCATTAGATGTCAGCTCTTTAAACGCTGAGTAGATAGCAGATTTGCCATCTGTACTCCATTTCTCAACCTCCTCAACATAAAGCTTCCAATCGTTAGGTAAAGCCAATAGGTGACACAGCAACCCCTTAGCTTTTAAAGACAAGTTCTTGTTAAAGATGAACTCATTGTTGATTGTGGTAAAGTTCTTTGACTTCTCTACTCTTATTCTTTTCATTAAAATAATGTTAAAGTAGATTTTTTTTCATTATCTACATCTCTATGATTTTTAGCATTTAATTTAAAATAGCTTTCTTTTAATTCAATTGATATGCTTTTTCTGTTCATTGTTATAGCTTGAAATCCCTCAGAACCAATACCACCAAAAGGAGAAAAAACAACTTCATTTTCATTTGAATATAAATGTATAATTCTTTCAATTGTATCTAATTGTAATGGACATATATGCTTTTCATCATTACCATCTCTACCACTTCTGTATTGTAAAGTTCTACTATAATCAACATCATTCCATACTGGAGAAGCATACTTTTGCCATAAGTCAACTGGCAAATAATTGGGTAAACTTTCAGATTCATCTTGATGTTGTATTGGTAATAAATTATCTCCTTCATTTCTAAAAAATAATACATAATCTGGTATTCCAACTCTTGACATCACGCTATCTTTTTTTATTGTTTTATGTAATAGTCCTAATGCTTTAGTTCTTTGCATTTCAGTTACTGGATTTTTCCATATAGTAGTTTTAGCGTGATATATAAAACCCTCATTAGTAAACCATTCGATTAACATTCCAGAGAAATCTCTCAAACCAATATATCCTTCTTTACCTTTTTGAATAGGTAAATCCATACAATGTATAGCGCATATTCTGCCAGGCTTTAAAACTCTTTTTATTTGTGGTATTAAATATTTAAAATGATTTTCAAATTCTTTATAATTCTTTACATTTCCCATATCTTCTGGTTTATCAGAATAAACATATAATTCAGCAAATGGAGGACTAAAAACTACTAAATCAGCTTCATTAGTATTTATTTTCTTTGATTCCTCTACACAATCTCCATTAAATAAATGGTAATTGTTAGTTTTAATTTCTTTGTTATTAATAATAATGTTTGTTTTGTTTAGTTTATAATCAGTTTTACTGCTATAATTACTCATTTCTTTTATCATTGTTTTATGTTTATTTTCTTTTTCTAGAATAGTCTTTCTAACATTTATTTGACTTTGTGGCACTAATAAATGTACTTTAACTTTATTTTTTTGACCAAATCTATAACATCTTCTTACTGCTTGATAAAATGCTTCAAATTTGAAATCATAAGAAGTGAAAATCATATTAAAACAATTCTGATAATTCATTCCAAAAGAAGCTATACTTGTTTTTGTTATTAATGATTTAAATTCTTTATTGGCAAAACCATTTAAATATTTAGCTTTATATTCTGGTTTATCACTACCTTGAACATTTATACTATCATTGATAACTTTATTAAGTTGATTTGCTTCATCATTTTTTAAGGTCCATATTATCCATTGTTCATTAGAACTATTTACCAGCTCGATGGTTTTATCAATTCTTTTATTTAAAGACCTTTTTAAATCTTTATGTAAATCAGTAGCAGAAACTGCAACATCACCAAATAAAGTATTAGTATTATTTTCTACTGGAATAATATGCTCTATATATTCTATGTCTGGCAAATTATATCCATCTCCTTTAAATCCTAAAGACTTTGGATTGTCTAAAGATATTGACCAAGTACATACAAAGTTCCAGAAATCATCTTGAGCGTGTTTCCTTAATCTCCATTTTGAAGTTTCTCCTCCATCGTGAACAAAAAACATAGCTAACATTTCTAAATAACTCATAGACCCTAAAAATTCAGAATGCTGTCCAAGTTCCATATGGTCATTTGGAGAAGGTGTAGCAGTACAACATAACTTATATGGAGTATTTATAAAGCTATCTATAATTAATCTGCTCAATTTACCATCTCTACCTTTTAAAATAGATGATTCATCTAATACAATACCAGCATAAATTGATATGTCAATGTTTTTTAATTGTTCAAAATTATATATATCAAAACTATCAACATTTATGTTAAACTTTGATGCTTCATTTTTAGTTTGATTTACAACAGCTAAAGGAGCTAATATTAAAACTTTTTTATTTGTTTTTTTAAATATACATTCTGCCCAGCTTAATTGCATTAATGTTTTTCCTAAGCCACAGTCTGCAAATATTGCAAATCTACCTTTATCTAATGCTATTTTTAATATATGCTTTTGAAAGTCAAATAAATTTATATTTAAATCTTTATCTTTAACTTTAAATCCACTCGATATAAAGTTTTTTTCTTTTGTTTTTAAAAATTCTTTATACTGCATCTCTTAAAGTGTATTTAGATATATTAGTTTCTCTTCCTAGTCTTGTCTTTACTTTTATTCTTTCATCTGGTATTATATATCCATCATTTCTAAGACAATAAATATGATGAGATAATCTAGTTATACCATATTCCATTATAGCATCCCAGCTTGTAATAGAATTTTGACTTTTAAGATGGTTTAATACTTGTTGTTTCTGTGTTAGTTTGGTTTTCATCTTTGTTGTAAAATTTAGTTAATTTTTCTTTTAGTTCTAGTTGTGATTCTTTATTAGCTTGTAGTCTTTGTACGAGTTCCATTAACTCTTCTATTTCTACTAAATTTAAGTCACTTTTTACCATCTGCAATATAGTATTATATTTTTTAAAGTAATAAGTATCTGTATCAACTAACTGCATATTCAGTTTATAATGATGTATTACAGTAGCGTGATTTACTTTAAAATACTTTGCAATGTGTAGATAAGGCATTCTAAGAACATCTCTAGCTATGGCGTATGTCATACGCTTAATGTCTACTATATGTCGTTCTCTTGACCTACTTTTAAAGTCTTTTGTAGATATGTTACCAATGTAACAAGCTGTTTCTACTATTCTATCTAATTTATTCATTTACTTTTATTTTGTAATACCATTCTTGAAGCTCTTGACACTGCTCTTGTCTTATTATTGTTTGTGAGACAAATTTATCTCCTACATTTATGTACCAATCAGCTAGTCTAAGCTCAAAGTGGTCATCGTGTTCTATTAGCTCTGTTGCTTTCTTGTTTAAATGTAACCATCCTTTGCCACGTCTTAATTTAAAACAGTAGCTAGTGTCGTGGTCATATACTGCGTCACGTGATTGTTTACTAAAAAGGTAAGTCTGTGCCATTGTTTGTTGATTTTGGTTTTACATCATTTAAAACGTATTCTTTGAATGCGTCAGCTATTTCTATTATCTTAGGTATATCAGCCTCTCCGACTATATTACAAGCGTTTGTCAATGCGTTTTGCTTGATAATATACTCTTGAGTCTTATTGTCCTTTGGAAGTGGTGTATAGCTTTTGCCTCCACCTTGAAACGTTGATGCTGGTTTTATCTTATTAATTTTAGTACCGTTATAGTCTCTTGTCGTTACTTCTATTAAAGCTGTTTGTCCTTCTATAAATTTGTTTTGAGTTTCTGTCTTGGATAGGTACTCGCCCTTAAATCCATCTTCAAATTCTAATAGCCACTTGTAAAAGTGTCCGTATTGAGATTCAAAATCCCCTGCTTGTTTAACTGATTTAACAACCTTTTCCATAATTCATAAATTTTATTGATTTAACTTTGTTTTCATTTTCATCTTTAATTTTTAGATAATCATTAAAAGTCTGAGTTAGTTCCTCATATAATTTATCTAAAATTATTCTGTCACAAGCATAACGATAGTCTAGTCTATTTCTTTCTATGCGATTTGCTGTTACTCTTAGCTTTTCTATTAGTTCTTTTCTATCTTCCATATTAGTTTAATTAGTTCCGTATTTAATGTAAAATACTACCATAGTGATAAAAGAGCCACTATAAAGGCTTAACACCTCTGTGTAGTATGTTGGTATCAAATTTAATAGAAGTAGCGTTAGAAACGCTAAAATCATTAAATAAGAGCATAATTGAGTTAATGTAAAGCTAAAGAATTGTACTTGTGTTCCAAGTTCTAATTTAGCATCTAAGTATGTAGGTTTGTGTAAATCTTGCATTGTTAGTTGTTTTAAATTATGGTGCTAAAGTAATACATTCTAAACTTCTGTGCTAACTTTTTAACAAAAAAAGTGTATTTATTTTAGTTTACTAGAGTAAAAAAATGTTAAAGTTTTTCAAATATGAGCACAAAAAAAAGAGGATATTCGTTAAAATATCCCCCTAAAACAAACTAATAAACAGGTTAATCACACTAATTTGCTAACCAAAAACGTGCAAATATATACAAATTATAATTGCATCATAACATTTATTGGTGTTTTTCCATTATTTAGGATTACACCACAAGCTATAGCTGGTTTCTTTCCAGCCTTAGCATAAGCCATAGCATAAGATTCGTGGTCTATACCACAACCTACTTGCATTCCAAAGATTCTATATTTAGCACCTACATAGTTCTCTGTATAACATTGAGTATGTAAGTGACCTTGTACTGTGTTCATCATATCAGCTCTACACTTAGTTCTAGCTGTTCCAGCTTCTCCGTGTATATACTGAACATCATTTAAGACATATCTTTCTAGAAACTCCCAGTTAGGCACTTCTAAGACATCTTGATAGCTTTTAATCCATTTACTAGGAATAGCTGATGTTTGTGCCTTTCTCATAATCATTCTATCGTGATTACCTATTAATACCTTAGCCTCTGGAAAAGCCTTATACCAATGCGCTATCTTACTGACTGCTAGTTCTAGCTCATCTCCACCACCTAAACCATCTGCATCAGTTTCGTGATAGCTAGAATAGTGATTGTCTATAATATCGCCTATAAAGATTACGTCAGTACACTTATAATGATGGTAGGTATCGAGACAAAACTCCAAGTAACCCTCAAGACAGAAAGGCTCGTGTAAATCGCCAATAACAAGCACATTGATTTCTTCATTGTTTTGTTTTTTATAGTGTCTATATTTATCTATCAGACTCCATTCATCTGGTTTAAGTCTATACCTCTTAAAGTCTTTCATTTTCTTTTTATCTTTTCGTACGACCTTCCCCCAAAGTATGCTCCAAAGGCTGTAATGGCAAGTAGTTGCCAGAGGTCAATCCAAGAGTCTTTAATTTCTAGGTCAATAAAACTAAAATCAACGAGAGTAAATACACTAAGAACAAAAAGCAGAAAAAGTAAGCTAAGAGGCCGTACGGATTTCGCCAAGACATTGTCTCCTTGGTTATCTGACTCCCAACGTTTTGTAACTTCTTGCTGTATTTTTTCTTCATAATCAAAAATGTGTTTTTCTATATCAGCTTTTACAAGTTCTTTTTCTTCTGCTGATGTGTGTATTTTGTCAATAGCGTTACCTACGCTGTCAACTAGCTCTTTAGCTCCAGAGCTGAAAAGTTTTTTTAGTAAAGCCATATTGCATCATTTTTATCTTTATCAGTATCACAATGAATGAAAGTATCAGCTATGCCAATACGAGTAAATCCAGCTTGTATTAGACCTTTTACTATCTTTTGTCTAGTTCCACTATCTTTGCAAACTATATCAGCAGCACAGCCTTTTAAATGGCTTGAGTTAGCACTAGCCTTATAGCCTTGCTTTCTTAAATTAACATTGTGTTGTGGTGTTCTAAAGCCAGACGATATTTTGAATGGTATATTAACAATATCTCTAGCTCTATCTAATTTCTTGAGAAAATCTTTTGTCATATTCTTACCACTACCCTTAGAGTCTGGAGAGTCAAACTCACTTAGCTTAAAGTATTTTAATGCCATTTCTTTCTCTATCTTATCTATGCTTTTCTTCCAAATATTTAGATTCATCCTTGTCCTTTAGTTGGTTTTTTTCTTTGTGATTTACTAAGGTTTTTTGAGTGTACTCTTTTACGTTTTACTTTAGGTTTCTTTCTAAATGTAAATTATAATCCTTTAGCCATTTTTCTTTCTGTTTTTGATTAGCTTATCGGCAGTATATATTATAGATAAAACTAATAAAACTATTTTCAATATCATTTCAACTTGAGTGAAACTAATTGCTAATGTTGTTATGTTTAGGGTTAGAACGTCAGCGCATTCTTTTAATAAAGTTTTCATTTTTCTAGTTCTTCTATTTTATCTATAATTAATTTTAATACTGCTACAACACTTTCATAGTCACCAGATAGCATAGCATCCTCTATGTCTATTTTTAATTTTTCTATTTCTTGTTTTATCATAATATTTTAAGTGTTTTTAAAACTATTGTATAACTTATTCTAGCATTACCTCCATTATTTGTAACACTATTGAAAGCTGGTATAATTATATCTCCAGCAGATAAAGAATGTGACCTTGTTAAATCTTCTGCTTTTACTGGTCGCTGTGAATAATTAGAATCTGGTCCAGCAGAGTTATCAGCAGCAGCATAAGCTCTTAAAGTAAAGTCTTGAGTTGCGTTGTCATTATAAGCTGGAGTTCCACAAAATAAACCTACAGCAGTTTGAAAGTTTCCGACTCTGTAAATAGTAGCTCTAAATCCTACTAAAGTACAATCATAAGGTACAACAATACCAACCGATTGAATAGAAGTTGATATGTTAGTTAACTCACTTGTACCTACGGTTGTTCCTTTGTCAGTAGTTGTAGTGTTCCAAGTGTGATTAGATATACCAGACGTGCTAAATGTTTTCCACGATTCTTCTGCTGCTGCTTGACTAGAAAAAACTATGTATTGTAGGCTAGAGTGTGTTCTGTCAAATCCTTTGTCTTTAGATTCAATTATAACACTTCCAACTGGAATATTAGTGTCAAATGTCACAGAGCTAAAATTACATCTTGCAACCGAACTATCTAAGTCAGCACTTAATGTTAAGTCGTATTCTCTACCCGTTCCCTTATGTATTAATTTAACTACGTCACCACTTAATGCCATAGTTTGTGTTAATGGGAATATCTGTAAAAATGTTGTTGCATCACCTTCTGAGGAATCTGATACAGTAGCTAATACTTTATTATTTAAATATTGTTGTAGTGACATATTACCAGCTATTAGTAGATGAAGTGTTATTAGTGTTATTATTAAGACTTAAAGCATCTAATGAATCTGTTAATGTTGCTGCGCTTGTATTAATCTCATACCATTCACCCTCCCAAGTGTCTTGATTAGCAATAAATGAACATTCATAAGGTATATATAATTTACTATCTATCACAATACCATTATTGTACTTATAGCCATTTGTTGTAATATTGTTTGTTAGTATTTTTAGACTTCCATTAAATATACTTGCTCCATTATGTTGCCCTTTCATTATTTGATTAAGTAATAAGTTGCTTATTTTTTTACCTGTTCCACTTCCATAAGCTACCCACGTTGCAACGTTTCCATTATCATAACTACCAGCACTATGGTCAAACACAGATATAACTCCTTGAGCTGATAATGGTCCAGTTCCTATGAAAACCTCACCAACTTCATATGTTACACCATTTGATATATTTTGAGTAGTTTTAAAAAATTGTTGACTTGTTGACTCTCCGTTAATGTATGCTTGTATAAGTTGGTCGTTAGCATTCTCTGGAGCTGAGTAAATGTAAATCTTTTGTTGGTCTGATAGTGTTGTGACCTCAGTACCAGTATCTGGGTCGTTTTGACCGTAATTGTGATATACTTGAGCGTAACAATCAAAAAACAAATCACCACTAAAAGGGACTTCGTTAGTTTCAAAATCTAATTCAAAAAAGTTAGCTGGAGTAGTATTATTAAATCCATTTATATAAGTATAAGGGACACCATAGTCAGGAGCATTACCAAAAAAACTTGTTGAAGTCCAAGTTGCTGCTCCTCCACTTGTATAATTAGAACGAGCATATACAGTAGAGCTTGTGCCAACTAATCTTAGCCTATGATAAAATAAAATAGAACCAAGACCAGTAACAATAGCATCTAGTTGTGAATTTGTACCATTAAAAGCTCTATTAAATCTTCTTTTAAATCTTATAGTTTGTCCATCTAGCTGAGTCAATTCTCCTAAATAATATCTTGCTCTGGCACTAAAAGTGTCAGCTATGCCATAAATACCACCATCAGTATTAAAACCTTCTCCAACACTATGCCAACCATTCCAAGCAACCAAAGAATTGTTGACAGCATTATTACTAACTCCTGTTTGTGCAACAGTTATAGGTACTAAGTCATAAGCTCTAAACATTTCATATATTAAATTAGCTTCTTTTAGTATCGCTAAATTGTCAAACTCATTACCAGCTAATCGTTGTATGTTAGTGCCATCTTCAGTTTTGTTTTCTGAATAAGTACCATCATCGTCTGGTGTAGATGTACTTCCATTGTTTCCTTTTACATAATCTCTAAAGAATTGGTTTGATGATTGCATTTCATCATAAGTATTAACTTGTATGAAAGTCCAAATCCCATTACTTAAAAACAATCTAGCTCCAACTACCTTACAAATATCATTCAATAACTTAAAAGCTGTTTTAGGTCTTCTTACTCCATTATCATCAATTGGAGCATAAGCAGCAGCTCTAAATTTTGATATATTAAGTGGGTCTCTACTAGAAGTTCTAGAAGCTGGGTATGGTGTCCAATCTACAACCGTTCTTATAAAAACGTCTGTTGAATCCCAGTTGTTAGTAGTATTTATGTCAGTAGCTAAAGAGTTGTATATATATCTATATAGAGTATAAGAAGCAGTAAAAGTGTAAGGTATTTCTTCATCAAAGGGTATATTATCTAAAGCACCTAGTCCACAAATTGCAGTTAATTTAATTTGTCTTGGCAAAGATATATCTTCTTCAGAGTTAATATCATTTAGCAAGTTACCAACCCAAAATAAATAATAAGTAGAGTCGTTTGTTGAATTTTCAATCTTTAGCTGCCACCTTTTATAGTCGCTAGAACTAATAGAGTTTATTATAGATATAACATTACTAGGATTTCCATCTCCAGAATTTTCATCGATAAAAAAACCTAAATCAACTTTAGATGGTATTAATCCAGTAAATCGGTCATCGTCATTGGTTTCATAAGTTAATTTGAAACCGTCATCGTTAGCAAATACATCATCATATAATGTAGATGTTGAGCTAAGAGTGTCAATGATTGTAATTCTGTAATAAGTTCCTCTATCGCTTCTAAACTTGTATTGTATTCTATTATTTATTGCCATTAATAACCTCTTGTTCTAGTTCTATTGTTTCTTGCTCTATCTGAGCTTAGTAATATATCTTGACCACTTATTGTTCCAAATACTTGAACAGATCCAGCACCATTACCACCAATCATAGACTTTAATTTATCTAATGGAGCGATGACTTCTGGATTGCTCATTGACGTTCCTGGTCCTTCTCCAACCATAGCTAGAGTTGCTCCAGTAACCATACCACCGTCACTAAAAAATGGTAAATTTTTTATTAGTTTTCCTATTCCTCCAAAACCTCCAATGTCTTTAAATCCCATAGCTCCACCTAAATCAGCTCCACCAAGTAAAGCATTAAGGGCAGCAGTTGCAGCTAGTTGTGCTAATAGAGCTGACATAGCTTGTTTTGCACCAGATACAAACGATTTAAAAAAGCCATCTGAACTCTGCAAGGCTTGAGCAAATGTACCTTGCAAAACATTACCAAAGCTCATAAAACTTTGGTCTAATTCTTCATTTAAAGAAACTATGTTTTTTTGTTGTTGCTCAAAAAGCTCCATTTGTTTTATTAAATCATCTGGCAATACTGCTTGAGTCATAGCTCCAGCCATCATTCCAGGCTGTTTTATTTGTCTTTTATTTATTGCTGCTGGATTCGAACTTGTTGAACTTGTACCCCCACTAGGTCCACCTACATTTAGTGATTTTCCTAAGTTTTCAAAAGTTTTTTCAATTTTTTTGCTTTGATTTTCTAGAAAAGTTGTAAAGTCATCAAACTCTGTTTCGTAGTCATCAACTTCTGTTTTCATATCTCGGAAAAAATCAGCTGTTTTTCCTTTGAATGGGTTTTCAATTTCTTTATCAAAAATCTCGTTAAAAGCATCTAAAAGTAAACTAAATGGGCTATTTTGAGTGTCTAATAGAGTTGCAGTCATCTCAAGTAGAGTATTCTTCCACCATCTAATATCTTGAAATCTCTCTTTAAAAGCGTCCCAATTATCATTGACATAAAGAATACCTAAAGCTAATCCAGCAATCGCAGCAGCAATAGCAATAAATTTAATACTTAGAGCAGCAACAATAGTAACAATGCTTCCTAAAATAACTAGCAAAGGTCCTAAAGCTCCAGCTAAAATACCAGCAGTAACAATCATTTTTTTAACTTCTGGGTCAAGTTTGCTAAAACTTTCTAAAAAAGATTTAAATTGATTTCCTAAGTCAATAACAATAGGTATAAGCATACCCCCTATCTCTTCCATCAAATCGCCAAATTGATTTTGTAGTTGCTTTAAGCCACCAGCACCAGCTTTAGCAGCAGCCTCAGCAGCTCCACCATATTGCTTATCTAATTCATCTAATATTAAACTTTGAGCCTCTGCTAGTCTATTTGTTTCTGCTAGTTCTTTAATTACTTTCTTTTGTTCCTCTGAGAATTGAATACCACTACGACTTAGAGCTGATAAGTTTGCTATTGGGTCGTTTAATGCTTTACCTAATTGAATACTAGCTGATTTTAAATCTCCATCAAGTCTAGTCGCTAAGTTTAACGCTGCTAGTTGTGTTCTTTCAAATTGCTCTCCAGCTATATTAGTAAAAGTCAATAGTTGAGCAGTAGCATCTTTTAAAATTACCTCATCGCCAAATAAAGTCTTACCTTGCAACTCAGAAGCCATCTTTTGAAGTTGCTTAGAAGTAAATCCAGCAGCCATACCAGTTGACTTAATACCAGCCTCTACTTGTGCTATTGCCTTTTGTTGTTTGTCAAAAGCAGCAATACTAGCTGCACCAAAAGCTAATAATGGCAAAGTCAAGTTTCGTGAAAGTGTCTGTCCAGTCCTTTTCATAGAAGAACCAAACTTCTTCATTGACCTAGTAGCTCTTTTTAAGCTGCTCTGAAATTGCTTATCGTTAAGTGATAATTTTACGCTAAGATTCTTCTGTGCCATTGTCTTTATTTAGCAATTCGTATTTCTTTTTAATATATTCTGCTCTTTTTCTTTGTTTCTCGATGTCGGTCTTTACTTTCTTTTTCTCCCAATCAAACTTAACAAGTTTCTGAGGAGTTAGGTTTTGTCCTTTCTTAGTGTGTGGCTGTAAATTAACACAAGCCAACCATCGCACTCGTTCCCACTCTTGACGTTGTTCTAGTTCAAATCGGTCATTAATACCTTTTTGAGTACATAGAAACTCGTGAAAAGTTAAACTCCAAAAGTCTGTAGGTAATAAACCGAGACCATAAGCAATAGCCTCTAACTTATCCCAAGTTACTTCTTCTTCTTTGCCACGTTCTTCGTGGCTTTCTCGTTTCCCTCCGTTTCAAATTTAGCAGAGAATTGCTCTGAGAATACTTCTAACACTTTATTCAAAGCCTCAAAATCTTCGTCTAGCAAGTCAGCGACATCATCAACATTTAAAGAACATTCTTGACCACTCACTCGTGAGCCATCTTTTATACCGTTTAGGATTAAAAAACAAGCATCATCTAAGCTTATTCCATCTCCTAGCTTATCTAAGTCAGCTAAACTTCTTCCAGTATCTTTACAAAATAACCTCAACGAGTTCATTCCAAATCTTACTGGGTAATCTTTTCCGTTTATTATAACTACTTCGTACATATCTTTGTTAGTTTAAGTTATTGCTAGTTGGGAGACGTGCCGTAGCACAATCCCCAACCAACAAAGAAATCAATTACACATCTGTTCTAGTTAATGTTCCACTACCCTCGATTGAACAAGAATAAGTTGGAGCATCTTCTGTACCACCAGAAATCTCTAGAGAAGTTAAAAAACCACTACCAGTAATAGTATAACCAGCTGGAGTAGCTAGAGCAAAAGTAAATGTAACTGCTGTTCTTGCCATCATTTGGTCCAATAACTCATCTACCTCAGTATCACCAGCAACACCAGCAAAGTCCATAAGTCCATCAGCACTAAGAATGAAAGATTTTTGACCACCTAGTAAGTCTCTAAAACCACTAGAGTCTTTTGTTGAGATGTCTATAGTATCTACATTGACTGAAAGTGAAACATTCTGAGAATGCATCAATTTCGCTTGTGATCCTCCATTACTAGGAGAAACTTTTAGGATTAAATCCGTTCCGTTAAAAATTGCCATTTTCTTTTAATTTAAAATTTATAATTAGCTAATATCTAAATCCTCAGAAGTTACCTTCTTTTTAGACTTTTTCTTTGTTGTATCTATTGCATCGTTTGCTTCTAAAAAGTTTCTTACAACACGACCAACCTTGTAAGATTCGCCTTCTTTGTATTCTACTCCTCTACATTCAATATCTTTTTTTATTTTTACTTTATACATATCTATCTATTTATGTTAAATCTGTAATCTTGTGCTATTCCGTAAAACCCTTGCTCTCCAGCAGAATCGTCAAAAGTTTCGTTCTGATTTTCAAAAAATATCTTATCCACTACAACCCCTCTAAACGTTCCACTTGTATAATCTAAAGCTGTTCTAACTTTACCAGCTAAATCCACTAAAGTACTATATCTTATATCATATATACTTATTTGAACTGTAACATAGTCATAAGTGCTTACTCCGTTTTTTGTGTTGTTTGGCTCGTCTGATACTACTTGATAAGTAATATAAGGCAATAAAACATTACTAGGAAAGTCATAACGACTTGGAAAGATTCTAGGATTAGAACCACTCTCAGAAACTAAAGCTATTACATCTGAGTCATTAAATAAAATTTCAAATACTGCTTTACCTACTTCCATTATTTAAATCTTTTGTCAATGATTTTTTTTATTTCAGATATTACGCTATTGATAGCTGTGTTACCTTTACTAGCAGCAGCTTTATCCAACATTCTCAGACCTGGTATTCCTCTAAATCCATACTCTAAGAAATAGAAATAAAATCCACTTTTATCCATAGCAGCAAATGATTTTTTAACTCTTGGTCCTACAAAAACACTAGGAGACACACCCTTTCTGTTTTTACCACTAATTACAGCTAAAGATTTTCTAAGTTGTTTAGATTCAACTGGTACAATATTTTTAAGCTCTTGTAAAATAGGCTTGGCAGCTTTACGCATACCTTGTTTAAGTAGCGTCTTGTTTTTACTATCAGACATATTAAGTTTCTCTAAATCCTTAATCAAAGAATTGAGTTGTTTTTTGTCTATTTGAGCTGATACCATCATTACACCGTTAAATCTTGAGCATCGGTTTCAACCAATGTAAGTATTAATTTATCTTTTCTTCCAACCTCTTTAATGCTTTTGATTGAATAAACCGTATTGCCAAAAGTTATTGCGTATTCTGGACTTACTCCAATGTCTGTTCTGTATCTTACTAGACATTCTATCATTTGTTTGTTGATTAAAGCATCTGCATCATATTTAGTATCGCCACTTTTAAAATCAAAGCTACCATAGATAGTAACAGAAGTTTGAACATTTACACTCCTTGCCCCATATAAGTCGTTGTTGAAAGTTCTTTTGAATAGTCTTAACTTTCTATCTAGTTTGCCTATTATCATAGTTCAAGCAATCGGTAAGGAGTTAATAAGTGGTCAACCATTAAAGGTAATTCATTTACTTGAGTTCCCATAACAACGTCTTGACGATTCTCATAGTAACGACCAACGATTATATATACAGCTTGTACTATTGGAGCTGGTACGTCACTAGTAGCACTACCAACAACAAACTCAACTTCTACTGCGTTTGGTCTTTCGTAAGTGTTTGGAAAGTCACCAGTTTCCGATTGATATATTCTTCCTGGTCTTATCTTTGTATCTACATCGTATTCAGATGCTGCTAAAGTTTGTAAAGAATTGTTGGTATCATAATACTTAATGTGAGTAACACTAGCAACATCGCCTATCTGTAAGTCAATGTAAGGAGGAAACTCATCGTAAAATATATTGTAAGTCTGTGTAATTAATCTACGTCTAGTAAATTCCTCAACTACACCAGTAGCAACATTAATTAAAGACGTGATATAGTTATCGTCATCATCATAGTCTGAGTCTATTCTTAAAAATGCCTTAGCTTCTGCTAGTGATATAACAGTTGAAGCTGGACCAGTCTTTAGAACTAACTTACCATAAGGTACATAGTTAGTGCCTCTTAATGTGTTAAAGTTGTAGTTGTAGTATTCCATTTAAAAAAAATTAATGGAGAGAGGATTTCTCCTCCCTCCAATTAAAAACAAATTAAGCGTTTGCTATTTTCACAGCAGCCGTATCATTTTGTACCATATCACCATCCACAAGGCTAGTCAAAATATATCTTGGCTCACCAGTTCCAGCTCCAGTATAGATGTCATAAATAACGTCTAAACCACCGAACTGAGCAATGTGTACTTTACTAGCATCAAGTAACATATAGTTAGTACCTGAACCAGATGTTCCACCTACGTTTGATGAACTGAATGCAAAGTAGCCAAAGAATGACTTATCAACATTGTCATAAGCTGGAGAAACAGAAGAAACTTGAGCAAGTTGCTTAGCTTCAGCTAAAGCACCAGAGTCTAATAACCAAGCCATTCTAGCACCTTGTAAGTTTACTCCGTTACCTAGTAGAGTAGCTTCCATATTTAAAAGCTCTGCTACAGTTGGAGCAGCACCAGCGACAGATTGAGTTGCAGCATCTAAGAAAATAGATGTTGGAGCATCAGTAATATCAGCATCGCCTAGTAAAGCCAACTCTAACGTAGATGCTACAGATGCAGCCATATTTCTTCTCAATGCAGCCTCGATAGCACTATTCTGAGCAACAGCTTCAGCAGAAACATTAACGATAGAGATAAGTTTCTTAGGAGATAATGTTACACTTGTAGCAGTACCATTAGCAGCTGGAGCAGTTCCACCAGTTTCTCCAACGAATCCAGAGTTGATAGCACTAAATACTGGGAATTTTTGGTTTGCAACAGAAGAATAGAAATTAGCACCAGCAGAAGCTAAAACTAAGTTAGCCTCTAATTGGTCAGTCCAAGCCATTACTTCAGTAGAGTTACCAGCAGCAGTTGCTACGGCAGCTCTTGATAATACTGAAGCTGGAATACCTATACCCTTGTAAGATTGACCAGTATAACGAGCCTCATTACGAGCTTCTTGGTCCATTTCTTTTACAAGACCTTCTAAACGACCAGTTGCAGCTTGTTTCATAGCATCAGCAAAAGAATAATCTCTAACTTCGCTTGGAGTGTTTTCTGTTACTTCTTTAACAGCTTTAGTAGCTTGAAGTTTCTCAAAAGATTCAGCACGTACTGCCATCTTATTTAACTCCTCTACTTTTTCATTTAAAGAATCAAAGTTGCTTTGCTCATCAGAAGATAAGTCACGACCTTCAGCAGATGCTACAAGTCCTTCCATCTTTTCGATAACCTCAGCTCTTTCCTCTTTATAAAGTTTTGATGTTTTCATTTTATAGAAAATTAATATTAATATTTATTTTTCAAGATTTTTAAACGCATTTCATTGAGGGAGCGTTGCTTTAAATCTTCTTCTTCTTTTATACCCTCTAATTTTTCAGCCTCTAAACTTTCTTCTAGTTTCTTAGCTTTTTCTTTTTCTTGCCATTCTTCCATAGAACGTAAAGCGACAGAAGAACTAGCAGCATTATATGCTGGATAAGTTACAGAGCTTACATCGTAAAGTTGAGATACCTTATCAATAGTTCTGATGTTCATTCCATCTTTTACTTCCCAACTATCTTCTTCAACGGTAAACGCAAAGCTAGATTGATTGATTGTACCATTCTTTAGTAGTTCCATCAAATCTCTAGCTGTTGATGTGTTTGGCATATCTGCCTCATATCTTAATCCCTTCTCATCAACAGAAAGTCTTAACGTTCCGTTTGTTGTTCTAGCTAATGGCATACCATCGTGATTAATTAGGAATCTAACATCATCTTCAAGTCTACCTTCAAAAGCATTAGGAGCTATAAACTCTCTAAATCCACCTAAGTCGTTAGACATTGAGTTGAATACAGCACCATAACCTACAACTGTTGGCTTGTCTCCATCCATTCTAAGCTCTAAGTCTTGAACGTCAAAAGTTCTTACTTCAGCGTTTGGATTAGTTCTTATTTCTGTTTTTTCTTCCTCGTGTCCTGGATAGTGGTCTGCTTCATCCATCTCGTCATCTTGTTCGTCTATCATTTCAACGTCATCGACATTTTTACCATAGTAGATAATGATTGAGTCATCAGTTTCCTCAATCTTTTGAATGTGTCTTAAATCGTGCTTTTTCATAAATCTATTATTTTCTTCCATTTCTTTTTTTACTGGATGATTGTCTGGTAATAAATCTGTATCGTGTTTACCACCTTGAAATCTACCTTTTTTTAGAGCAAATAAAAACGAGTTAACTCTTGCTAAACCCCAACTCTCTGGAGTCATATTTGGTCTAACCGAGCCTGGATTTGTATTGTATGCTCCAACTCCTCTATCAAAAACCTTTTTAAGTTCAGCATAAGTAGTACGACCATTCCAAGCTAAATCAAGCTTTTTTATTTCTTCGTTATGTTTTTCAACTTTATTTTCTAAAGCCTTTTTAATTTTAGCAGTAACTTGATTCTCCTCTTTCTTGCCCTCTAGCTTTTTAGTTAGTTCTAAAATTACGTCTTTCATTCCTTGCTCTCCTAGAGTTCCAATCGTTCCCCATTTAATTTGAGCAACAACTCCACCAACATTAGATAGATTTGGCTCTGTATCTCCCTTGAATTGTTTACCATCTTCAAAGTGTCTTTTTATCCAAGCCTCTCTCTCTTTTATCCATTCTCTGATAGCCTCAGTATCTTGACCATCTCTAGCTCTTTCCCATAACATAAAAGCCTCATTTCCTCTTATGTTACCTCCAGCTTTCCAAATCTCTGGAGTTTGTTCTTTTATAGTTTTAGCGAAGTCAAAGTCGAATTGAGGTTCTTCACTATTTCTAAGACTTATCTTTTTATCATCTCCCTTGTTAGGAAAGTTAGTTTGTCTTATTTCCTCATCTAATTGTAAAGAACATATAGCTAACCTTTGGTCATCTTCATACTCCTCTACCATAGTATCATCAGCCATACATCTCTCAATGAACTCCTCGTTAGTTTCGTCTATATTTTTTGTAGGTATCGGCATTTATTCTTTGTCCTCCTCTTCTACGTCTCCAATTGGAGCAAAGTTTAATGGCATAAATAATTGGTCGCCTTCTGGACCTACTCTGTTCAAGTCCTCCATTCGTCTTATCTCATTAATAGACAAAGCACCTATACTAGCCATCTCTCTGTAATAACTTGCACGAGAAGAACTATCTCCTCTTAGTAAAGCATTAGCATCTAGCTTAATAGTAAATGAACCAAATTCTGTTTCCCTAAATAGCTTTCTGTTAAGCTCTTGCTCTATCATTACCATATAAGGCATCAACGTAAATCTTACAAAGTCAATACTTAAAGCCTCAATAGATGAGTAGTTAGCTGCCTTCTCGAGATGACCAATCAAAGACAATGGTACTTTAAATATTCTTGCCACTTCTTCAATCTGGAATCTACGAGTTTCTAAAAGCTGATACTTATTAGCATCAATGTTAGTTTGCTCGAACGTCATACCTTCCTCAAGTATAGCGGTCTTACCAGCTACAAACGAGCCAGAGTAGTTTTGATTCCAAGAGTTCTTTAATCTTGATACTGCTTCTTTGCTTAGTTTGCCAGGATGTTTAATAACTCCACCAACTTGAGCAGAGTTTCCTAGATAACTATTTGCTGTATCGTTAGCAGCTATAGAAGTTGCTATTGTTGTGTTCTGTGCTTTCAATACGCTTACTCCCTCACAACCATTAAACGATAAGTTGAAGAAGTGTAACATATCTTCTTTCATTACTCCTATCTCATAGTTTTTAATGTCGTAGTATATTTGGCCATCGTGCTTAATTACTTTGACATCTTCTGGATTGATAGGAATAAGTGAGATTGGTCTTGCGTTGCCATCTCTCTCAATATAAAAATACGCATTCCCCTCTAGCAATAAGTTGGTCATTAGAGTATCTAGGAATGTGTATGGTGTCATATACTCGTTTGGATTACGAGCTAGTAGTCGGTAGATTGGATGGCTAACGTCAGTAATCTTGTCGTCATCCTCCTCGACTCTGTAAACTTTTATAGGTAGACTTGCTATTGATTCGCTAATAACTCTAACACAAGCAAAGACTGCGCTAAATGTTAAAGATGTATCTCTATTTACTGCTGTTTTGTTGGCTGCACCATAGCCACCAAATACAGCTCTTAAAAAATTATCGCCCCTTTTCTCAGAACGCAAGAAATCAAATAGCCCCATAAAATTGTAATTACATTACAAAGATAAGAGAAATCGCAAAAGTCAAATCCAAACTATTCCTCTGTCATCATAAGTAGAATTGTCTCTACTATCGTCATTCATATAACATCCTAGAGCCATAACAAGAGCTACCATTCCATCAATCTTCTCACTTGACTTACTCTTATCCATTTTTATATTACCAGCTGGGTCTGTTTTCATAGCTAAGTTACTACACATCCAACGTAGTACTTTGTTACCAGCGTGGTTAATCTGTTTGCCTAGTATTAGCTTCTCAAGTTCTTTAGTTGGTGCTGACATACTAGCAAAGCCTTGACCATAGCTTTCCATTGGCAATCCATCCTCTGTCAAGTCTATAACTAATTGGCTTGAGTTCCAACGGTCATAGGCTATCGACTTAATGTTAACAACCTCAGCGACTTCTTTAATTTTTTTCTTGATGTAATTGTAATCGGTGACATCGCCCTCTGTGAGTTCAAGTAGATTCTCCTTAGACCAACCTATGTAGTCTACTTGGTCACGTCTTGAACGAATAAAAGCATTTTCTTTAGGAGCAAAGAAGTAAGGGATTACCGTAAACCTATCATCTTCTGGAATGATTAAAACAAAAGCAGAAACATCTCGAACACTAGCTAAATCTAATCCAGCGTAAGCAGTCATTCCTTTATAATCCTCTAAGTTGATTGGAGCTTTGTTGCACTCCATCCATTGTTGGTCTGATAGCCACTTACTAGCTGATGACATCCATTGTCCTAGATGGAGCATTCTAAAGGTATTCTCGTAGCTTGGTAGCTTGATAGCTTTCTCTTGTTCTCTTTTAAGATAGTCTAATTTTACAATACCAGTTTCTATTCCTGGATTTGCTATTCTTAATGCTTCCTCACTTGTCCAGTCTGTTTCTAAATCGCAAAAGTATTTTACATAATAAAAAGAATCATCCTTTATAATTCCCTCTGATACTTTACGACCATACTCCTCAGTCTTATAGCATATAGATTCTCTATTATATCCTGGAGTAGTAATAGCAATTGTCATTGGCTGTCTCCTACTACCAACCGATGTAGTCAAAGCATCCCACAGACTAGAATCTTTCTGAACAAAGAACTCATCCATACAAATAAAACTAGCGTTGTAGCCAAACTTAGAACTTGCCTCAGAGCTAATAGCTTTGAATGCTGAGTTGCTTTTCTCGTGGATAATTGAGTTCTTAAATACTTTCAAATTCTTGTTTAGTTGATTGTCAGCTCTAACCATTGAACTAGCAACGTCAAATATAATTCCAGCTTGTTGTCTATCTCCAGCAGCGATATAACACTCAGCCGAAGGCTCGTTGTCGGCTAGTAACATATACAAAGCAATAGCACTTATAAGAGTAGACTTTCCGTTCTTTCTTGGTAGACATATATAAGCAGTTCTAAATCTTCTTAGCCCACTATCTCTATACTTCCAACCGAATAAATCTCTAACTATTGTTTTCTGAAATTGCTCTAACTTAAATGGCTGACCTCCCAACTCTCCCTTGATGTGCTTGATGTGATTCTCAATAAAGTAGACTACTCTATCTGCTGCCTTATCATCAAAGTAAAAAGTCTTGTCCTCTTTGAGTTTCATATTAGCTTTAGTTGAGATTGATGTTCTTTGATTCGTTTTAAAGCATTATCATAATACCCCTTATCTAACTCATAACCTTCTAAGTCATATCCTAGATTATGACAAGCAATAGCTATTGAACCACTGCCTAAATGCGTGTCTAGTATCTTATCACCTTCCTTTGCGTAGTTCATTAAAAGCCATTTGTATAACTTAACTGGCTTTTGTGTTGGGTGTATTGTACCACCCTCTTGCTGTAAAATAATTCTATTTTGCAAAAATATTCTTGTAGGTTTATTGTAGCTGCTATATGCTATTTCTGCATCAGAACTCCATAAACCCTTTTGTTGTTTATCCCAAATAATCCAACCTTTTGTTCCTTTGTTGATATGTTTAACAAAGTAGTTAGCTCCCCATATTATCTGATTTATTGAAACCCTTTGCAATTCTGTAAAATATTCTTTTGTTGGAATATCGTTATCCCATTTTTTTTCTTTATGATATTTTCTGTTTTGTGCTGAACTTCTATTTCTTTGAACTCTTTTTTTTTTAACTTCTTTTTGTCCACTTATACCTATTCCATAAGGTGGGTCTACTATCGCCAAGTCGAATTGATTGTCTTGCATTGACTTCATAGCTTCTAAACAATCTTGATTGTAAATGTTTATCATATTAGCCTAAGTTGAGATTGATGTTCTTTGATTCTTGTACTAGCTATATCAAAATAGTTTTTATTTTTTTCTATCCCTATAAAATTTCTATTCAAATTTTTACAAGCCACTCCAGTTGTTCCACTACCCATAGTAAAATCTAATACTGTTTCGTTTTCGTTTGTATAAGTTTTGATGAGATACTCCATTAAAGCTACAGGTTTTTGTGTTGGGTGTTTTTTACTTCCTTTGGGAGTGTTAGGTACACTTTTAAATTTTAATACTGTTTTAGGATTTACTTTTGTATTATCATAATAGGTAGGTTCTCTTTTTCCTATATTTATGTGATTCGATTTATTTGGACTTCCTTGTATTTTATATTTAGCCCTCAATAAGCTGGTTTTGTTTCTTTCAGCTAATTGTTTGTTAAAAGTTGGTTTGCTTTTATTTACAAATACGCTTATTATTTCGTGGTACTTCATAGGCATATATGAATTTTGAGCCATTCCAGTAGGCATTGATTTTTCCCATATCCAGTCATATTTGAAGTTATTAATATTGCTCATTCTTAAAGCACTACTAAACGGCTCACTACCAAATAAAACTATAGCACCGTTAGGTTTTATTATTCTATTTAATTGTTCCCACATTTCTTCAAAAGGAATTTCATTATCCCATTTACACGCTGTCGTTCCGTATGGTGGGTCTGTAATTATAGCATCAATACTATTATCTTTAATAGATTTCATTACCTCTAAACAATCTCCGTTATATAAGTCAATCATTAGTCAAAGAAGTTAAAATCGTCAGTCCTTTCCTCATCTTGCTCTGGCATACTAAGAGATGCTCTTGAGCTTGGAGTGAATCCAAATTGCGTAGCAATTTTCATAGCGTTTTGTAAAGCGTTTTGCATTACCTTGTACTTAGGTGCAATCTTACTAGACCTCAACCGACCATCTTTGTCAACGGTCTGCTCGGTAAAGTTGCCTTGTAACTCTTGAGCTATCTCTCGGTAAATACCTATCTCATTGCAGTACGCTGCTAAGATTGATAAGTCTGTCAAGTGTAACATCTTTATATTAGCTAGTTCATTAGTGACTAAGTCCCATTCGTCTGCGCCTTGTTTATTGAGAAAGGAGGGAGCTGAAGGCATACTAACAACTTGAGAAGTTTCCATTTCATTTCCCACCAATCTGGATTTCTCTAGTGTGCCTTTTAGCTCCTTTACTTTTGTTGGCATTTTTTTTCTCCCTCTCATTTTATTTTTAGCTTGGCCATATTACAACTAACATACTGAACTTAAACTGGTTTTAGTTTGGTATATCTATACCCACACGATTTAGATTTAATTTTGCGTAAGAAAAATGAAAGCTCCCCCGTGTG